ACCGTGCCCGGCGCGCTACCTCAGCGCGCAGCTTGTCCAGCATCTCATTTCCACGGCGTTCGATTTCTTCCGGCAGCTTGGCCACGGAGGTATCGACGCTGTGGCGAATGGTCTCACGGATCGTATCAACGGCGTTATCTACGGCCATGGCGGCGGCGTCGGCGGCGATGTCGGCGGCGTGATCCTCGGCGAGTGTTGGTTGCTGCGGGGGGCGTGTGTTGATTGCGGCTAGGCCGCCGCCGCCAATGAGCAGCACGGACAGAAGGCCGGTTATTTTGTCTACGTTCGCGGTGACGGTCTGCGGATCGGCTTTACCGAGGATTACCATTGCAAGGCCGACGGCGCTAGCAATGATGTAGATTGCCTGGCGGATCATCCACGGCTCGAAGCGCAGGCGCTTGTTACCTGTGGTGTCGATGCTTAAACGGTGGCTCATTAGTTCTCTCCTTTGATCTTCTTGATCAGTTTTTCGCGTGCTTCACGCTTGATCTTTTCGGGGTCAAGGCCAATTGCGCGGGCAATTGCATCTTGTACCTCGCGGATTTCCCATGCTGCGGCGTCGATAAACGCCATTGCCTGAGTCTGTTCCATTTCGGTCATGCCGTCTACGTAGCTCGGCACTTTCTTCTGAACGGCAATCTTCGTATCGTTCAGCGCGGCGGCAGACACGCCGCCTAGTTCGATGTAGCTCACACTCTCTCCATTCTGATGTGGTGCATCACCACCATAAAACAATGCTTTCAGCTGGTCAATTGTGCCCCGGAAAGCATTAATATCAACACCTGGTTTTGATGGATCACCGGCACCCCAACCGGCCACCTCTGCATTTGACCCGAACTGCCATATCACAGGCAGTTGATCACCCAATGGGTAATCCCATTGCTGGTGATAATTGCCGCCGTAGATGTGCGCTGGCACGCCGCCGAAATTCCGGCCATAGGCTGCGACCCAGACGGCACCAAATTCCTCAGTCTTTGGTTCCCCCTCAAATACACTACCCTCCCACCACGGCACGTAGGAATAGACGCCGCACACACGCACGCCCGCAGCCTCGAAAAGCCGCTTAGCCTCACGAATGTGCTCGACACTCAAACCGGCTTCTGTTTCGCAGTCAAGCCACATTGGACGCCGCGCGTCTCCCATGACGGCCAATGATGCATCAACTTGCTGCGCCACCGTCGTACCCTCAGAAGGATTGCGGAGGAAATGATACGCGGCGGTTACCAGTCCCGCGCTTTCCGCATCATCCAAATGTGAGCGGTAGCAACGATCCCGATAGTCACCATCCGTTGTACGGATAATGGCAAACTGAATCCCCTCATTCGCGGCCTGCCGCAACGACATGCCGTCCTGATGCTCCGAAACATCGACGCCAAACACTGTTCCTCCGAATCCCTCGATACCACCCGGCGCGGCTGGTTGCGCGGGCGCTGGTTGCTGTTGGCTCTGTTCTGGTTCTAGCGCACCCGCAAGCCATGGCACGGCGTCAATCGCTGCGCCACGGCTGAACGTCCACGGGTACACCTCAAAATGCAGGTGCGGGGCGACGCCGCCGTTAGTTGCAGAGTTAGGGTTGATGTGCGCAATGCGCTGCCCGGCGCGCACCTGGTCGCCGACGCTTACCTCGGCGATGACGTGGCCGTACACTGTCTGGCCGCCGCCTTGTTCGTCTGAGTGGTCGATTCGCACCCACCCTGCGGGGGAAGGTCCACCGTAGCCAGAAGCTGCACCTGTCTGCACCACTGTGCCTGACTGTGCCGCGTAGACCGGCATACCTGCACTCCCCCCTTCACGCCCGAAATCAGTGCCCCAATGCATCCACCCGTCACGCATCCCATACGGCGATGTGATCATGCGGCCGCTTCCTAGCGGCCAATATCGTTCTGCCATTTTTTCTCCTTCCTTATTATGGCTTGTACACAGGTGGGTTCCGGTAGAAGCCCACCTGTTCTACCCAGTCTAATGTTTCGATGCGGATTCCCCTATCTACACGTCCATCCCACGGGTTATTGTTGTCGTTTTCAGACCCCAAAACACCGGTGAATGTATCGTTTGTGATGTACATGTGGCCAACGTTTGACACGCCCGCTTTCGTGAGGCACTTCCTTGCGGTTTCCACATCCGGGCAATTGTGGATTGCGTGCCAGAAACGCAGCGACATACGGCCACGATAATGCGCTGGCATTACCGTTTCTTTCAAATACTTCTCTGCTGATTGCTCAAATGACATGAGCGTGTCGGCCGCGCCTAGCATAGCCTCAATCGTGTTTCCGCCCGGGTTTGCGACAATATAGAATGCGCTTCCATATTTATCGCGTAGCTTTGAATACAGCTCAGTATAGAAACCGACTTTCGCGCGCTGTTCTTCCGACCAGCCATTAATTGCCTCATCGAGAAATACGCCGTGTATGTTGTTGCGTGTGTAGTACTCTATGTACTGGTCAATTTCCTTGATGATGTCGGTCTGTAAACGCCCTGCCCATTGCGTTTTCACATAGGCAATATTGACAAATCCTCGCATCGTTGTGAGGGTGAGCGTGTCGGCAAATTCCTGCTCTTTACGTGTTCCCACGCCGGATTTCGGGTTAGCGATTTTCGGCCCTGACAGCATGGGGTTGTATGCGTAATCTGCCCAGTTCTCATCGTTGTTTTCAAGTAGTTTCCAGTAATTCGGATAGCTGTACGACACTTCCGAATACCGGCGTCCCTTATACCCCCACAGCGCGAACGGGTGAATATCCACACCCGGAATTGGCATGTCTCGCGTGCGCAGCTTCCCCAAATACTTCATTGAGTCCAGGCTTACGGCTTGCACTTTCTTCATCATTTCATGCCATGATTCCTTTGTGATTATCACATCAGGATTATCAGGGTTGAAATTGCCGTTTTTAATCAGCTCTTTCTTAATTACCCCATCCATTGGGATATTCATGATGAACGAATTGCCACCTACTGCGCTGCGCGGTGTACCGTTTTTCAGAACCACTTTCACCATGTGTGCACAGTCAGCCTGCGGGTCATCCTGTGCGTAGTAGTTTGCTTGTGCCTGGCAGCCCTTCGGGTCTTCAAAGGCGACGGCGGCCCAGTCAGCGGGGTTCGCTGCAAGACGGGTGTTATTCTCAATGCCCACATTCCAAATGTTGTTTGCATTGATAATCGTACCCGGCCCGGAACATGCAATACCGTGATTCCATGTTGAGCCGATTGTGTTACCAGTGACAACTGAATACGCGCCGATGGAGATTCCGTTGTCTTTCGACACAGGGAACGAATTGCCCACCACTACGGTTCGGTGACAGTCAATTGTGAAACCGCATGGCTCAAACGCGATGGTGGCATTCTCAGCCATTAGCACTGAGTTATTCAGCACCTGCGTGTCCACCGGCGCGCCCTGCTTTGTCTGCGTCCCGCCGATCCCCATACCACACGATACGCCACGAATACGCAGGCCGATGATCTGGTTTCGCTTTGAATTGTCCTTCACTAGGCAACCGAATCCAGAAGCACCCTCCTGCGGCGTATTCTGCTTCAAACCCGCACCATCAACAACACAGTTAATCAGACGATTATCACTCGACCCGTTACCCGTTGGCTTATCCTTCAGCGCGAATCCCTGAATCAAGAATGCATTGCCCCCTGATCGGCGTACTTTAACTTCCGACACGTCTACGAAATCAGCATTGGTTAGCTGCAATGCTGTTGCTGGTTTGTCGCCGGTGTTCCATTGCATATCAAGCACGAAATCGGCAATATACGCATCGCGGAAACCCGCACCGGACGTGCAATGCATTCCGTTCTTCCCCAAACCTGGTTTCATATTCAGGATTGTTGCGCGCCCCTTGCCCTGGATCACCTTGCCGCTTGCCTTGTCCAAGATGATCGTGTCGGAAATATCCCACTCACCGGCTGGCAAGAAAATCACTTTCTTTTTCGGATCATTGATAGCCGCCTGTAAATCAGCTGTGATGTCTGTTTTTCCCTGCGGAAGAAGGTTAATCACCGCATCCTCACCTGCCGACGCTATAGCTTCTGCTACTTGACGTTTCACGGCCGCTGTGATCTGCTCATTCGCCGATTCCGCTAGCAGCTTCGCCACTAGCTCCTTAGTCTTAGCTTCATCCACCGGCCCCGGCGACGTCGGCAAGTCTTCTGTTTTCAGCCGCTCAATTACACGGCGTGTCAGTGCCTCCATATCCACATCGCGGAGGTTGCCCATCTGTTTCAGCTGTTCAGCCAATTCCGTCGCTACCTGCGCGGGAATCTTTTTCAGCTCCGCCTGAACATCTTCCTTAGCTTTCGTGGCTTTCTGTGCCTCAGATTCAGCGGTTGATGCAGCGGTTGATGCCTGCGACGCTGCCGATTTAGCTTGCTCTACAGCGGTAGTGCTTGTTGACACTATTCCGCTGAGATCGCTCTTTGCATTCGTTGCCGCCGTCTGCACCTCAGACAGTTGCCGTTTCGCTTGTTCCGCCGCGTCTGTCGCTTCCGTAGACGCCGCACGCGCGGTTGTGGCGCGCGCTTTCGCCGCTTCGGCCTCTGACGC